ATCAGATTTTAAGGATGAATTTTGTTTGATTTTGCTCTCACTTCCATTGTTGATACTAGCCTATTCTGTATTTTTTGGCGACCAGGCATTGCAAGAACGAGTCGATTATTTTTTTATGAAATTCGAATCACTACCTTACTGGTATCAAGGTCTTGTAATTGGAGCATTTTCTACAATTCTAGGTATTAGAGGAGTTTCTGCATTTAAAAAAAAATAGTAAAAATTTAAGTTCATATATGTTAAGAACAAAGTATGAACATAGAAGATTTTATATTTGTTGATGCTGAGTTTTTCTTTGCTCCACTAGAAGATAATGAACCATTGGGTAAAGCTATATCTATTTCTTACATAGATAAATACCCATCATTCTCACATAAAAAAGAAATATTACAAAAAATTGTAAATCCCATCCCATATATAATTGTATTAGGATGGCCCATTCTGTTCCGGTGCAAAGCATCTCTTGCTGTACTTGGTATTGATAAAACAACCTTGGCATTTTATCGGCTGCTTTGAGGGAAGTATTTTTTATTTGACCAGGCCCAGTATCTTTTAGTTTGTATGTTTTGTTTGAGCTATCAGTCAGTTCAAATTCTCCACCAGTAATCTTTATCATACTATCAACAGAGCAGCCGAGTAATCCATTTTGTAATCTATAAAGTGCAGCATTTTTTGGTACACTAAAAGTCAATCTTACCTTTTGCTCCAAAGCCTTTTCTTTTAGTTTACTCATGGACCATTCCAGGATAGCTGGTTCAAGTTTTATACCAGCCTCCAATTTTGGATTGTGTGCTAAGTCATTTGAAACCTCCAATCCATTGTACTCATTTATTGCATCTCCCAAAACATCGTTAGGTGTTTTGAAACCATCAACACCAGGGACCAATGTTGGTGCAACACTAGCCCCTAGTTCTTTTCTTTTATAAGATGTTTTTCTGCCACTATCTTTTCTCATGTCAAAACCCCTGGGAAATAAAAATAGTAACATCTATCAATCAAAGCACACATCATAATCACAGAGAACAATATAGTCCCCAAGGCCAGAAGAAATACAAGCCCCTCCCCTATAAACTTCAAAGCATTTATGATTGTTTTAACTTTGTTCATCCTATGCCTCCCTTCTTAACACATTTTGTTCGTTTTCTAAAATGTTTTTTATCGTTGTAGGATACCACTTTTTTGCTCTCATCGTTGGGACCTGGTGTTTGTTTAGCAAATCAGCTAGGCCTTTGTACGATGTAACACCGGTGCTCATAAAACCTTTTATCATTTGTAATTTATCTGTTGCAAATTTTGAGCAGTTTTGCTTGTGTGTAATCCGGCCTTTGTCTCTGTGTTTTACAAGATTAATTACATTACCAAGTTTATCTCCATTTTCTTTTTTTCTGGCCAATGCTCTTTTAGTATTAGCTGATACCTGGTCTCTATAATTTTGTGCGATGACTGACATAAAACCAATCGTCATTGTGTTTGCTTGTGGCATATCAATACAAACAAAATCAACCTTGCTGTTTAATAACTTGTATGTAAACTCAACATTCCTGGACAGCCTATCAATCCTGGCAATAACTAATTTACATTTATTAATTTTTGATTGTGATATAGCCTTTGACAACTCCGGTCTGTGCTTATCAGTTTTGTTGCCACTCTCAGTCTCTTTATAAATTTTTATGATTGTGAGATTATTTCTTTTTGCATAATCTTTTATTTGTTTTATTTGGTCCTCCATGCCAAGACCATCAAGGCCTTGTTTTTTTGTGCTCACTCTTGCATAACCTATCATAGTGTACTCCCTTTATTTCTAGTTTACAACCAACCTTCCTCCAAGATTGTCCAATAACAGACAACTCTCTGAGGAAGGTTTCTTTTTGGTGCTTTGTTGCGTTTATTAATTTAAGTTTGACCAGCATAAAATGTTTCGCCAATCTTTTTGTTTGTGTTGTTTGGTCCACAATTATAATGATACTCTGCAAATTTCTTTTTTTTATATCTTTTTATAATTGTAGTAATATCGTGGCCATCTTTTTTAAGATTAAAAATTACAGCAGACAATCTAAAACAACCATATTGATTAAGTGCCTCTAATGGTGTGATAGTTCTGTGCTGTACAAGATGAGCCAGGATATTTTTTGCTTGTGATACTGCCATTATATTTCTGCCTCCACTTTATCCAGTACATCCTGGAATGTTAGTTCCGGAGGCTGGTCCCAGTTTACATAGAACCAGCCATCCTCTATTGCTCTCTCAACAACCTGGTCCGATGTATAACCAGTTTTTGATAAGTACCGGAATGTGCTTGTGTCTGTAACACAACGCAAGTCCGGAACCCATTTGTCTGTTGCTTTGAGTTTGTTTTTTGTGAGCCAAGATAAAAATGGTTTAGCCATCATAACCCCACTCATCATCGTGTACTTTCTCCCAATTAATCTTGGCCCAGTATTGTTGTTGTGGCCTTCCATAACCATCAACAAATTTTACTGGCCCAAGTTTTTTTGTTTTGTCATAATCTTGAACCAGGTATTCTGCATCTATAAATCCCTGGACCCAACGACCGACTGAACCCTCAAGCTGTAACCATTGGCCAGAGTTCATAAGTTCAAGAGCTTTTTTTGCGTCTGATTGTAAAGACATCTAGCCCTCCCTCTTTTTTTCTGCATCTATTAAAACATCAACACCAAGATTATAAATTAATTCATCTATAAATTCTCTTAGTGCCTGGTCTTTTTTAGATTGATTTTTAATTGAGCTTATGTCTTTTAATCTATTACAAACATAAATTATATCTATTCTAAACATTTAGCCCTCCCTCTTTTTTAGTATTGATAATAATTGACCCTCTTCCAATCTTTTGTAACCCCATTTGACCGGTGCGTTTTGGAAGTCATCAATTTTGATTTTGCTGTCTAGTAAGTTTAAGACATCAATTAAAGGTGCTCTGTAAAGTTCATTATCTTTTTTAAACTCCAGAGCATAGTTTGCTGTTACTCTTACATTGTCCCAGGCCATTTATCCCTCCCTCTTTTCTAGTGCAACTTTTGTTACATTGTTTAGTCTCTTTTCTTTTTCTTCTGTGCTTAACTGGTCCCAATCATCCGGAAAATGTAAGCCAGGCACTTTCTCGTAAAATCTTTTTTGAAATTTTACTTTTGCCTCCTTGTCATTCTCAGATAATATTCCAAACATAGCAGACGCAAGACCCACTACTTTGAGCTGGTCCGGTGCTTTAGGCTCTTTATAATCTTTACCTCCGAGCTTTTGCTTTACTATCTCAAGGCATTTGTTAAAACCTTCTGTATCGTATCTGCTGTTTTTATCTCCTCCATCAATCCAATTTAAATGTTTGCCAGTAGTCGGTCCCCAGTAGTTTTCCTTAACTACAAGCTGATGGCCTGGAGCTTTAAACGCAACAATAGTTTGGTAAGATTTATAATAAACAATACCTAAATCATCCTTCCATTGACTTGCGTGTCTCTTCTTGTAACTCTCTGAAGTATTGTGAGAGTAGTTTCCATAAGTACCTATATATTCCATATTATCCTCCTTGGTTAAGTTCTTGGACATAAATTGTACATATATACACAATATATATTTTAGATATATTGTCAATACATAAAATAAAAAAAATAATGGAGTAAATTATGGACAAGTTAATCCCTATATATTTAAAAATAAAACCCAAATTAAAAGAGAAGTTACAAGCCCAGGCCAAAACCGAGAGAATAAGCATGGCCTCGTTAATCTCTGAGATGCTAGAGATGGGCCTGGAGATTAGGCCTAAAATAAGGCAAGACCGATTAGACAAATTTGTTAATGCTGCGAGAGGATATAGTAATGCCAAGAGATAAGGACCCAACAGACCCAGCTCATTATAATAATCTAACAATACAGCCGAGAGACTATATAACCAAAAACAAACTCGGATATAATGAGGGTAACATAATTAAATATATTTCAAGATGGCAGTCTAAAGGTGGATTGACCGATTTAAAAAAAGCTAAAAATTATATTGATTATTTGATAAACCTGGTAGAAGGACACAACCGGCCAAAGGTCGTAAAGCTGAAACCAGATGACAAAAAATAAACCAAGCTATGGCAAGGGCAAGACCCCAGGGCATTTTTGCGTAATACCACAACGAGCTGTAATAGACCCAAGATTTAAAAAACATAGCTCAGTCTTTCGTGTGCTCTGTGCCATTGGTAACTATACATCTAGGCAAGGTGTAGCCTGGCCGAACCAACGAACCCTGGCCAGAGATTTGTCTATAACTCAATCAACTATTTCAAGACATATTAAAAAGCTAATTGAATTCGGTTACATAAGATATGCCAGGAAACATCCAGGATTGAAGGGCTTAAAGTATTTCATGGTATTTGACCCAAGTATTACCGAAGATGACGCAAAGGCCATAGCTACCGAAAAGGACCGGAGCTTTACAGAAAAACCAGAAATACCGAAGGGACCGAAGGGCATTGTGCATAAAGATATTCACAGAGTGAATAAGTCTATAATTAAGAATAATTCTAATATGGGCTCTAGTGCATATAAAGATATTCATTCAGATGCATCAGTAACAACTAAACAGAACAATATATATTCTTATAAAGCTAAAATGCTATGTAATGAGTTTGTAAGAATTACCGAACAGATATTCGGAACATTGGTTCAGTATAATATTGATGAGATGAAATTGGTTGAAGAATGGTTACAGCAAGGATTAAATGAGCAGTACGCAGTTAAAAGAATAAAAGAAATCCTGGAATGGAGGAAGGCCAACCGGTACGATTGCCCTAAAAGAATAGTATTTTATAAGGATATACTCATGCGAAAGCCTAAGCCCAGGAATAATAAAGAAATAGTAGAGGCCATTATAAAAAAGACAACAAGAAGGCTTAAAATTAAATAGTATATAAATTGTAAAGGAACCTTCACACAAAATAACTAGAATAAATCGCAGAACAAAAAGCGAACATATCCCCCCCCACGCAGTAGTATATATAGGGGGGGTGTCTCACAATTTTTTTGCAGTTTTTTCTCAAATCAGTTATAACGAATATACCGGTACGAAACATGAACATGGGTTCGGTTCTCATCCTAGGCTAGTCAATCGGACCCTCGTACCTGGAGAAAGGAAATATATGAGTGGACCAACACATAGCAATCGGAACTTTCAAGTTATGCGTTCTGTGAATATTACAGAAGGCAAATACATTATAGAAGTTTGGAGTGCATCTAACTTTAATAAAGATAAGGGGACCAGAGAAGAAGTCCCAGGAGCAATAGATATTAAGGTTTATAAGAAAGACGAAAACAAAGAATACAATAAAGGCGAGGCTGTGTTTTTTGTAAGGGCTTTTGAGAACCAAGGTAAACCTAAAGCTCCGAGTTACCAAACACAAGGTGCTCTAAGTGATGACGACTTCTAAGTCAAAGCGAATAGTTAAACCTCCTTTGGACCGGTTCGGAGGGGTCCGAGTAGTTCAGAGGAGGATTAAGAAATCAGAAGTAATTGAGCACAATAAAGAAAATGTTGCTCAAGAATTGATAGATATAGCGACAGCCAATATTGACGATATTATGTCCTGGGATGAAACTGGGAATGTCAGCATCAAAGATGTAAATAGTATTTCTAAATCAGCAATCAAAGCAATCAAGAAGATAAAAGTTACTCCGACAAAAATGGGGCCACAGCTAGAAGTAGAGCTACACGATAAAGTTGGAGTGTTAAGAGTATTAGCCAAGGCATCTGGATTATTAGAACAGCAAGAAGATATGGATAGACCATCTGTTGTTGGAATAGTGATGCAAGGACCAGAACCGAAACCAATAATTGACATGGAGGCAGATGAGCAAAGCGAGGTACATAAGCCATCCGGAGATAGACCGGATACAAGTACAAATGCTGAAAAAACAAATTAGTGATAGTGAGGCAGCGAGGATTTGTGGTTTACCACTAAATGAATATAAGAGTATTGTGCGAGGACAAAAAAAATATGATGGCGATAGAATTGCTAGTATGGTACTTACAATAGAAAGCATAGTAAATGGCGAAAGCTAAAGGATTATTAAACAAAGTTGCACACGAACCTATATTCCATAAAACATCAATCGGAAGGAACCCAAGTTTACAAAAAATGAACAAAGCAAAAAGAAGAAGTTTTAAAAAATATCGTGGTCAAGGCAAATGAGTATCGCAGATTTAAAATTAGATTTCAGTA